TGCGGCCTCGGTCAGCAGACCACAGACAGCGTCCACGCCGTCGGTGGCCGAAAAGTCGATCTGCTTAACCTTGCCCGAGCCTGCCGCGACCGTAATGGTGAATGCGTCGCCAGATGCAAAGTCGGCTGTACCATCAGCGATCGTGAAGGTCAGCTGCGTCGTGAACTCCGTACCCACGGTGGCCACACCCAGCAGGATTCCGTCTGGATCCTCGACCGAGAACTTGCCGCCATTGGTGGCGGGCTCGATGCAGACCACGCGGTAAACGCCGGGCTTTGCCGCCTGGCCGACCGCCGGAGCGGCCGTGATGGTGCCATTGCCGGCATTACCGGCCACAGCGGCGCCAACCGCCGAACCCTTGGTCACACGGCCCAGCACCATGCCGGTGGTGAGCACGCGGTCCGAGCCGCTACCAGCCAGGATCGTCACGACATCCCGGCTGTACTGGTTGTCTACTTCCCACTTGAGCCAGTCGCCCAAGCGCATGCCTTCAGTCAGAACACTCATCGGTTAGCGATCTCCCTTCGCGCCGAACGCGGCGCAGGCTTTGACGACAGGGTTTTCGTTGAGGTTTTGCGGAGCGCCGGTCGAGGCGTGAGGCAGCACATGCGAGCGGATCTCGGTTTGGCTGTCCTCACTGGCTCTCAACGCCAGCAACTCCTTTCGGGCATCCGCGGCACTGGCTCGGCGGGCAATGAATTCGCTCGCCAGCGCGGGATTTCCCGCAAGACCGCAGAGTTCGACGATTTCGGCCGCCTCGGCGTAGCCCTTTTCACGGGCGTCGGCTTCGATTGCGGCCAGGTTGGGAGCAGGTTCCGGCGGCGCGGTGGCCGCCGGCAAGATTTCAGACATTCGGATACCTCCGGTTGTGGGTTGAAGTTGTGCGGACATCTCGGCCAGTGCCTCACGGAAGGTGCCAACGCGGTCGGCGAGCCCGCGCGCGACCGCATCGGCGCCATAGAAGATGCCCGCTTCGGTGTTGCGTACGGCCTGGGCGCTCAGCCCACGCCGCTGGGCAACCGCGCCGACAAACATTCCGTAGAGCCGGTGGACCTCGCCGGAAAGCACATCCTGGGCGTCGTCTGACAGCGGCTCATGAGGGTTGAGATCGTTCTTGCGATCACCAGCGAAGATGGTGGTGTACTTCAAACCGCTCGAGGCATCGAAACCGCTCTGGTCCAGATGCATGGCAATGATGCCGACCGAGCCGACGCCGCCCGTGCGTGTGACCCAGATGCGATCGGCGGCCGAGGCAAGCAGGTAGCCGGCGCTCAGCGCCCAATCGTCGACAGCGGACCAGACAGGTTTCAGCCGGGCCGCCTGTGCGATGAGGTCCGCGGCGTCCCAAGCCCCATTGGCCTCGCCGCCGAAGCTGTCGACGCGCAGCAGGATCCCTTTCACGCTTGGGTCAGTGGCTGCGTCCAGCACCTCGTTGCCCAACTGCTCATACGAGGTCAGTCCGGATTGCGCGTCCATGCCCGAGGCACGGTTCACCAGGCTGCCCGAGGCTTCGATCACGGCAATCCCGGCAGCTGTGACAGCGTACGGCTTCCGGCTGCGCTGCTCGGCCATGAGGGCTGCGTCGACCACAGGCGCCTCCACGCTCAGACGTGGCGCAATCGCTGCCAGGACGGCGGAGAGCTTCTTGGCGTCAATCATGAGCGGCGTGTCAAAAACGCGCGCGGCGAGATGGGGCAGTGTCGTCATTGGATCAGTGAGCTTTCCTCTGTGGGCGGCTGAGATGTCGGGACCAACTGCGCGCCCGACACCGATTGCTGGCCGTTCGCGGTCGTCTTCCTGGGATCGGTATCGAACGTAAGGTCGAGCGCGTCGGCACGGGCGTTATCGGCCGCGATCTGGCGGTCGACGTCTTCCTCGTCGTAGCCCATTTCGTTGATCACGGCGCTGCGCGGCTTGAAACCGGCGCGGACCGCTGTTGCTTCCGCCTTCATGTCTTTGAGCGGATCAACCCAGTCCCAGGACGGCGGCCGCCACTCGACATCCAGATAGAACTGGCGGTTGCGGGCGTAGTCGCGTGCCGGGATCTCGCCGGCCAGCACTGCCGCCTCAATCCATGCCCGCCACACCGGGCGGCAAAACTGAAACACCATCACCTGGTGCTGGAACTGCTCGCAACGCCGCCGGAACTCGAGTAACCCGGCGCGGATGGACGAGTAGTTGACCTTTTCGAGGTCGCCGGTCAACTGTTCATACGTGATTCCAAGGCCTGCCGCGATCGCCCGCAGCTGCACCTTCATGAACTCCGCGTACATCCCGCCCACATCGCCCGGCTCGGTAAACTTCACGTCCTCGCCCGGCAGCAGCTTCACCATCGAGCCGGGCTCGAGGCCGGCCAGCGGCACCCCGCTGGCATCTTTGGCCGCCTCGCCATGTTTCGAGCCGATCACCGGGTCGTCCGGGTTGTTTTCAATGATGAACGCGGCAAACATCGCCGCCAGCTTCTTGCGGACGAGTTCGGCATCGTCGTACTGGTCCAGTTCATGCAGCTTCACCAGGACCTGCGTCAGCCAGGGTTGCCCACGGTGCTGGCCCGGGCGCAGAGGCTTGTAGACGTGGAGCACGCCATCGGCGGTCACGCGCGTCGTCTCTCCCGCGCGCGCGAACATGAGCTGCTCGCCGGGATGCTCGCGGTACAAGTGATATGCCGCACGGCGGCCGATCTTGTCAAACTCGATCCCGGCCCGGATGACGTTGCCGTTCGAGAGGTTCTCGTTTCTCGACGCCGGCAGATGCTCGGCCTCGATCATTTGCAGTTGCAACGGCACACTCAGCCGGTCTTCCGGGCGGCGCGGTCGCAGCCGGACTATGCACTCTCCGCCCTCGACGGTTGCCCGGCACACGAGAGCCTGCAAACCGTAGAAGTCCGTCAAACCCGATGCATCGGCTTCGTCGGTCCAGCGTAGCCACAGCTGCTGCAGTTTCCGTTTCACCGCGGCATCGGGGTGCTTCGACTGAGGCTTGATCCCGGTGCCGACCGAGTTGGCGACGAAGCTGTCGATTGCATTCGATGCCCAGGCGTTGCGGCGCACCATGTCGCGGGAGCGCGACCGCAGCGCGTCACCACCTCCGCTGACCAGTGCGTTGATCCCGTCCGTCGATGGGTTCCAGCCCTCGGTCCGGCGCGTCTTTGCCGCGGCTTCAAATCCAACCGAGGCGCGCAGCGCTGGAACCGCCGCCTGGATGAGATTGCGCCAATAGCCCATCGCTTAGAAACCCTTCTCCGTGTAGACCCGGATCATCCGTGTGCGCGGCGTCGCGGGATCCGCGGCCGCCAGTGCCGCCTTCACCTCGGCGAGCGCCTTCTTGATCTCATCCACACTGCGGTACTCGACACTGCGGCCTTCAAACGAGACGCGGAGTGTGCCGCTGGCGAGCGCCGCCTCGAGCGCTTCGAGTTGGGATTGGGTGTAAGCCATTTATCGTCTAATCCAGTTCGAGCGGACTACGACACGGCGAATCGGGAGTGGCTCAGTCGGCGAAGCCGTGTCCGCGGTCACCTCTGATGTGTCTTCTAGTCTTGCCACGGCGGCCTCGAGTTCCCGCCAGTGGCGTTCCGCAAAGCGGTCGATCCCGTAGATCGATGCGGCCGCGCGTGCATACACCCTGGCGTCAAGAGCCTCATTCCGCGTGTTGGCGCCCAGCACCCAGTGGCCCTTGATGAAGCTCTCAGATGTCAGCTGCCGGAAGTACTCTTCCTCGTAGCGGGGGAAGTGACAAAACCCTGCCGGAAACGGCTCGCCGCTCTCTTCCGTCGGCGGGACCAACCGCAGTCGGCTGTACAACTCGGACTTCGCCACCGGCGTGCCCAGTGTCCACAGCCGCGTCCCGCGCCTCTTGCTCGCGTCGACCGGTGATGCGCCCAGGATCAGCCTGTCCGTCCGGGCCGTGCCCTTCACCGCGACAGCGGTCTTCGGATGCGCTGCCCGCGCTCCCGCTGGACCCCAGGATGCCTGCGGATGGCCGCGCACCCAATCGTAGGTGATGCGCGGGTTGTAGCCGGAGTCGATGCAGAGCACCCGGATCGGCAACCGCAGGCCGTTCGCATGCGGGAACTCCTCGTCCAGCACGGCGTCAAGCTGCCGCCACACTTCAGGCCGGGCGGTGTCGCCCATCAGCACACGGTAGTCGACCGACCAGGACTGCTTCGCGC